CATGTCCTTGAGGTTCTTCTTGTTTGTACGAGCAGCGAAGGTGGCCTGTGCCTGCTTCTGGGTGGCACGGTTACGCTCCTGTTGTGCCGACTGGTTACGGTACTTCTGAATTTCCGCATTCATGCGGTTCTTCTCAGCACGCTCAGCGTTGAAGTGATCCTTGTGCTTCTTGTACCAGGCACCCATGATGATCTTCATCATCTTCTCATCCTTTGCCTCCTTAGCTTTCGCAAAGCTCTGCTTTGTCTTTTCTGAGGCATCGGACGCGAAAAACGCCTTGTCCTTCCTGATCTTGTCCATTAACGCGTCGTAGACAAATGAGTCCTTGTAGTCACTGTAGTCGTCGTCATTGTTCTGTATCTTTTCCAGATCCGGAAAAGTCATACCCTGGACATCTGCGATCGTTAGCTGGGAGCGTTTCGGCATTTTCTAAATTAGACGCAGATTAATTTTTACGAGTTGTGCGACGCTTCTTCTTGGTACAACGCGTCCAGTGATTGTTTACTAAGCATTCGCGTGTATCGTTAAGGCTAGGCTTCCAGCCTTTGATATACTTTTTAAAGGGTGCTCCAGTTGTAACTGCGACAATATAGTATCCCTTTCTGTCCTTGAATATAACGGACCCGTCTTTATAAGAACCATAAATAACCTTTCCACCTAGATGTTCTGGCATACTCTGATTATGTAGATTAATTTTTACGTGTCTTGTTTTTGGCAGCCCTGCGAAGATTACGAGCGGTCGGTGGTTTGGATGATTCCGCTATTGCCTTTAACGTCGCACGTTCAGCCGCTGCGACCTTCTTAGCAGTTGCAGCCGCAGCTTTGGCTGCGTCTTTGATAGCCTTTTCAGCCTTATAGTCCGCAGATTGTAACTTGGCTACATGAGCTGCCTGTGCGACAACCGAATTACGCAGCATTTGAAATTGGGCTTTTTCGTATTCTGCCAATTTATGCTTGTAAATGCTTAGTTCATTTGCGTAATTACGTTTCTGTTCATGCCACATTTGTGCTCGGTCATTGAGCCAGTCGGGATTGTTGTAGGCGGTTGTTGATGCGGACTTCCAAGATCTTGGTAAGGACTTTGTTTCCCAATTAGGACCGTATTTCTCAACAAAGTAAGGAGTGTTTGGAGCCTTAGGTTTCTGGAGTTTTTTGGTTTGTGGCATTTCTAAAGTATACGCAGAATTTTTTGGCTTCCAAGCTTTGTTTTTACAAAGATGATTATACTATAACCATTTTTGTTTAATTAATTTTTTAGTTTTTATAAACGTAGAAAAACAGAACAAATAAATTGTACTGTGTATACGTTTAGTTGGAGTATGCGAGGCCGCCCATGCCTGACATGATACGGAGAACGTTGTAGTTCACCGCGTAGACGCGGACCTGGGCTGAGAGCACTGAGCCAACTGTGTTGTTGGAGAGTGTGAGCTGGAGTGTGGCGTTGTCGATACGGGAGAAGTTGCATGTGCCTGAAGGCTGGTGCTCCTCAGGCTTGAGTGCGAAGGAGTACACGTTGATGCCGACGGCAGGGATGTTGGTGTGGTGCTGGTAAGGCTGGACCAAGTTGAAGTACTTGCCCTCACGCTCAGAGAAACGGTCCTGTCCGTTGAGCTGGATCTTGGCAGTCACGACAGGGTTGCCGCCGGCAAGACCCTCAACACGTGTGACTGAGTAACCAGACTCGAGCACGGCCCGGTCCCACCAGTCAGAGTAGTTGAATGGCTGCTGGCCCTTCCATGGGCCAACGACGCTGTCGTCGCAGCTGACGAAGCTGTCACGCTGGACAACCCAAACAAGCTCCTTTGTGGGGTGGTTGAAGTTGAGCTTGATCTTGTTCGCTGAGCTTGTGACTGACTCACCGCCTGTGAACTGGAGCTGCTCGATCAGGTACTCGTGGGAGACCTGGGCGAAGCGGCGACGCTCATCTGTGTCGAGGTAGATGTAGTCGACATAGAGAGAGGCGGAGACAAGGCCGCTCTGGGCAACACGGTCACGGATTGTGTGTGTGTTGGCGAGGTTGGCGTAGTCGAAGCAGAGGTTGTTGAGCGAGTTGAACTCGAGCCAGACCTTGACCTCGTGGTACTGGAGGGCGATCAAGGGGAGTGCAAGACCAGGGTTGCGGCAGAACCAGAACTGGAGGGGCACGTAGAGTGTGTACTCAGGGGCGCAGTTGAGCACCTCAGAGGAGGCGTTGGGCTCTGTGTTGGACGCGCAGCCGTTGTCGCAGCCCTCACCGCCCTGGACGAGGAGGTTGACGAGGGAAGGAACGTTGCCGACCATCTCGGCATAGCCGGCCTGCTTGCCAGCCTCCTGGGTGAGCTCATTCCAGATCTGGAGCCAGTCACCGTAGTGCTTGTCGATCTGCTGACCACCGATCTCAACGTAGACGTTGTTGATCAAGTTGTGGCCGACCCAGTTGAGCCAGCGGAACTGGGCACCAGAGCCGTCCGCGGACTGGAGGCTGACCTGGGGAAGGGTGGCCTGGAGGTAGACGCGGTGGATTAAGTCGCCGTTACGGGAGATGGTGCATTGCACCTTCTTGCCGAAGTTGGCTGAGCCGTTGAAGGTTTGTTCAATGGCCTCCATGGCGAAGTTTGTGTGGCGACGGTAGACGACCTTGAAGAAGGTGATCTGCGGGTTGCCGGTGAGGTAGATATCCTGTGCGCCATATGCGACGAGTTGCATTAAACCACCTGAGCCCATTGTTTATATCTCCTCCAGAGAAAAAAATTTTGGAGTCCGGGTGGTTTTTTTGCCTTAAAAATAGATTGCCACCGACCCATCTAAAAGCACTTTTTTCTGTATTATATACATCATATGCCACTGTCCTTGGATGACCTGTTACAACCCGTTGCCGCCGAAACTGTCATAAAACAAAAACCTATTGAAAATGCGAAAACACTATATACTTTTCATAGTCAACAAATTGATAAACTTAAAAATGATAAAACACAATTACAAGAACTTAAGGATGAGTTGGCTATGAAGGTAAAGCGTCTTGAAGAAGTAGAAAAAGAATTCAACGGTCCAAGTCTTGTACAGAGTGCTACTGATATACATGTATTAACGAGTTTTTCAAAGTTAGAAAAGGAAATAAGTGATCTCAAGGGACGTATTTCACAGATTGAGACAGGAGCAAATGTAAATGACTATTATTTACGCGTTGGAGATATCTTATTTAGTTACAGTGATGCCCAGGAACGTATCGCAGTCGGCGAACGACCCGCCGAATCCAGTAAGAAAGTGCGTGTTCCTGCCAATAGCGTCTACAGCTATTTCGCACCTGAAGCCGCCGACGCTGTATCCGTGGATGTACTGGATAAAAAACTAAAAGCATCCGATATTTCGAACAGTATTGGATTTAAGCGTGATAAGGCTCTAGAGTCGTTCCTAAGTGCCTTAAATCCCGATAGTCTGAACCACGAAGTCGCAGTAGCAGACAGCATTACGGAAGATTATGGTAACTGTCCCGTGTGTGACACGGAAATGTTTATGAATGAGACATTTTTGGACTGTCCTGGATGTGGCTACCGTGATATGATCTTAATCGACTCTGAGAAGCCGTCGTACAAGGATCCTCCTCGTGAAATGTCTTATTATGCGTACAAGAAGATTAACCACTTGAACGAGTGGCTGGCCCAGTTCCAGGCCAAGGAAACGACCGAGATCTCTCAGGGTGTCCTTGATCAGATCCGTGCTGAGCTGCGGAAGGATCGCATTACCGATATGAGTAAGCTGAAGCCGTCCAAACTCAAGGAGGTGATTAAAAAGCTCAAGCTCAATCGCTGCTACGACCATATCGCACATGTACTAAATCGGCTAAATGGTATTTCCGCTCCCGTATTGTCAAGAGAAGTGGAGGAAAAGCTTCGGTTTATGTTCAAGGAAATTCAGTTTAGTTTCGTTAAGCATTGTCCCAAGAAACGTAGTAACTTCTTGTCATACAGCTTTGTTCTGTACAAGTTCTGCGAACTCCTGGAACTTGATGAGTATTTACCCTGTTTTCCTTTGCTGAAGAGCCGCGAAAAACTCTATATGCAGGATAAGATCTGGCAGAAGATTTGCGAAGATATGGGTTGGGAATTTATCCGCACAGTGTAAGGAAAGATGATGCCATTGGGAATACGAATGCCTAAAAAGATTAGTGCGAAAGAAAGAGAAAGACAAGAAGAACAAAATAATAGAAATGCTGTTACTGTGAATACAACTGGCCCGAACTGGAATATTCCATATGGCAGTGAACCAAATAAAGGCAAAAGTATCTTTCAACTTACAAATCCAGCTTATATCAAACAACGTCCTAAGACTAAATCTAGAAAAACTCGTAAATATCGTAAAATACGTACTATGGTCTAAGGATAAGCTATATTTCCTACAATAATAATGGACTTAACTATGTTAAAAACGCAAATTATGACCATGTTTATGATGCGTCCTGCCGTTGGTGGCAAGTCGCATGATATGTTTAGCCTTGTGTACAGCATGCTTCTGATGAATATTTTAGAGTATCTTTTCAAATTCATGCCGGCGATTGTCGTATCTTTACAAACATATATGACAAAGACACTTGAAAAAAAAACAATAGGTTATCCTAGCCTCTTGGACAAGTCGGCGGATAAACAAATCAATAGTATTACGATGACGCGTATTTTCCAAGAAAAATCTGACTCGAAGGATAAATCTGACAATATCTATGTTGAAAAGGTCGATGCGGTCTTGGACTTTATCTGTAACCTAGATAACGCTCGCCATGTACGCTTGGAAACACGTTATAGTCTGAACAATATGGATGATATTGAACTAACACCGATGCTGCGTGCTAAAGTCAAGCAGATTACTGGCGGCGATGAGGAACAGATTGTTGAGCTCTTGCTTTTTAGTAGCGTATTGAAGGTTAGTGAAATTCGTAGTTGGGTCGATGAAATCCACGAGCAATATACGTTTGAGAAGAATAATAAATTGGGAAATAAGATCTTTTATTTTAATGAGGTGCCTGCGGAACCCATTACGCAACAGGAAATGATGCCTGATGGCGTTCAAAAAAAGACCTATCGGTGGGAAAATATGCCCAAAATGATTAGTTTTCATATGAACGAATTCAAGACGAGCAAGAGTTTTGCCAATGTATACGGAAATCATGTTGACGAGCTCAAGGAACGCCTGGATCTATTTGTAAACCATCCTGAATGGTACATGGAACGTGGTATTCCGCATAGTCTAGGTATTATGTTACATGGTGTTCCAGGATCTGGAAAGACAAGTACAATTAAGGCAGTTGCGAAGGATACGCATCGCCATATTTTTAATTTATCGCTACGGCCGTATACGACACAACGGCAGCTCACGTCATTATTCTTTAATGAAACCGTTGTTGTGAACAGCTACGATGGTGCCAAGCAAACGTATAAAATTCCTTTAAATCGCCGTGTGTACGTGATTGAGGATATTGATTGTTTGACCGATGTAGTTTTAGATCGTAGTCTGCCGAAGACCAATGCCTATGATACAAAGGAAGGTGAGTCGCTGACCCTGAGCTTCCTCCTAAACTTACTCGATGGTGTCCTTGAAACGCCTGGTCGTATTTTGATTATGACGAGCAACTTTCCAGAAAAGTTGGATAAGGCTTTAGTTCGTCCAGGGCGGATTGATGTAAAGATCGAGTTCAAGAATGCGACTTGTGAATTTGTTATGGATATGGTCAATAAGTTCTATGATACGCAGAAGACAATTGATATGATACCTAAAGAACTAAACAATGTGTTTACTCCCGCAGAGGTCATGGAAAGTCTGTGTATGTATTTCAAAGATCCTAATGCGGCCTTACGGCATTTGGAGGCCAAGCGTATGGCTCTCGTAGAGGCAGCGGGAACGCCTATTGAAACTCTACTGCCTAAGGAAGATCAGGAAGAGACGTTACCTGAACTAGTCATAACACAAGATGGTCCTCCTTATAAGCATACAATGAATGGAATTAGCTGGACTTGTATTACCTGTAAGGAGTCGCCAGGCATGATGTGTCCCGTCTGTCGTAAGGCGGTTTTGAATGTTATTCCCAACAAGAAAGATACGATGCCAAATCTTATGAGCACAGATATGGACAGCGACAGTTGGGGAATAGCCAACTTTGGAGATGCCGAGTTCTTGGATCCCTTGGCTGCGATGCCAGGCAGCAATCCTGGTGCTATCAAGAGTTCAGTGGATTTGAACCAATTCTAGAATCTAAGGCCCTAAGGTCTTTTCTACCCTTAGTGTCCTAGACGTTTCTCTAAGTTGAGGCCCCAAAGGGGTCTCAATCTAGTAAATCATCTAAGGCCCTAAGGTCTAAAATAATACGTCGTTCATAGGTATAACGATGATTACGGTAGGTTTCGATATGGGTATTCGCAACCTAGCGTATTGTGTGATCCAGCATGATCTGAGTGGTGCCTGGATCGTTAAGGCCTGGGATAATGTAGATTTGCTGGAAGGAGGAGCGTCCGCACAGACAGCCTTGTCCTGCCATGGATGTGGTGTCAAGAAATCGTCGTTCTGCGATACTGTGTATAAGTGGTGTGCTACATGTGCTGCGGGTGTGAAGCCTAAGAAATCGGCAACGTCCAAACCTGGACTTCCTGTATTGCCCTGTGCTGTATCTGTAAAGGAACTACGTCCTTTAGCTGTGGCGATGGGAGTTGATGGTGCGAAGAAATTGGGAAAAGATGCTCTTATTGCCTGGGCCAAGACCAAGTATCTTATGCCCTGGAAACCTGCGAAGACAAAGGATGTATCACTCGCTGAAATTCTAAAGGCCATGGATAGTTGGTTAACCTCTGTGCTTCCTACATTTGCTTCTGCGTCCTTGATCAGGCTGGAAAATCAGCCAGTGATGAAAGGACCTACTATGAAATCAGTACAAATCATGTTGTTTACGTTGTTATCACATCGCCTACATGTAGAGCATGGCTGGAGTGGTGCGATTGAGTTTGTCCATGCGGGGACTAAATCACGCGGGGTCGTAACTGAGGGGACGGACGAGGGTGCTGCGTACCGGGCAAGGAAGAAGGATGCGACTGAAGAGGTTACGAAGTACTTGGCGGCGGTGCCGACATGGCTAGCCTTTTTTAGCGGCCGTAGTAAGAAAAGCGATTTAGCCGATGCGTTTCTAATGGCACATAGAAAGGTTTAGACACGTGAGCGACGATTACGCCGTGTGTATCGTCTAGCCTTTATGAGTTTTCCAAACGCATTACGAGGAGGAAGATTTGGAGCGTGTCGAAGTTGCTTTTTCATCTTGACAAGAAGCGGATCGAGGTAAGGATCATTATTCGTTAAATTTATTCCTTTATCGCCCCCACGGTGGGGTAATCGTTTCGATGTATATCGCTTCTTAATCGGAGCCATTCTATTAAATATATATATTTTGTAGAATGTCTAACAATACCCAAGTCATGAGGGATTTATTAGATTCGAAGAAGCCCTTAAAGGATTTGAACTATATCATGAACTATACGCCGAGTCAGGTGTGTACGATGATTAAGAATCAAAATTCTAAACTTATACAGCATGTTCAAGGTAAGGTTCGCTTACTGAAACCTGTATCGCAACTAAGCTCCTGGTGTGATCGGCCTACCTTTCACAAGAAGGAGATTTCTGATACTTGGAAAACGCTGGTACAACTCATCAAATCTCCTGGGGTATTTCCTTTGGCTACACATATGCCCAAAGAGGAGCCTGTGACACCTTTGCCTTTACCCAAAACTGTCGTTTCAAAGGCCGTGACACCTATTGATGACATTATGAATACGATTAATACTCTTGAACGCAATATTGCTGTTCTTAAAACGCGGGTCGTAACCTGGCAGGCCGCAGGCGGCACACGTAAACGCCGGTCCAAGCGTCGCCGGTACACGCGTTCTAGATCCTAAAACGTGTATTTATGTTTTCTGTCCCGGCCGTTTAAATCCTAAAACGTGTAAATACGCGACCAATAAACTTCTTTATTGGCACAATTACGCTTTTGTTTGGAGTATACAAAAAGAATACTACTATTACAAAAACTGTAAAAATTATACATAAAAGGATTATTAAACTGTAGAAATTTATTTGTTTTGAAGTACCATTCTTTTGTAATATAAGAATTTGTTCGCGTGCTATTGAACGTTTTTTACTATTAGGATCATTTAATCTAAACACAAAATGGCTCCATGTATGAAATAAAATAAAATACAGAAGAAGTGGATCTTTAAACAATAATGATGAAAGCGATGGAGCAACATTTATTTTATTTGCGATCATATTCATATAATCGTAGGGATCAATTATACCCGTTATACGAGTATTATCATATCCAAACTCTACATCTTGACGTTTTTTCATGGCATTATACGCAATTTGTTTCTCTGACGCATTAGGCAAACTTACCCTATTCGCAAATACTTTTGCTACATAACGACTTTGCATTTCTATTATCATAGGTATTGATGTAAGATACGGGCGAATGAATCCTACTTTTGCTACTGTAGAATCATCAATTAAAAATATGTGGTCGTAAAAGTCTCCTTTTTTTATATTTTCGGGTATGAACGTGAAACAGGATATACCATTGTAGCCGGTTGCAAATATAATTACATCTATTTCATATGTTTTTTTATCTACTGTAAGTATACTCGTCTTGTCAATACTAACCACTTTTTTTAATGGAATTATATCTCCAAATGTTACTTTTGGCAATATTTCAGCAGATTTTACATAATATGAGTTAAGGTATCCTGCTTCTGTCTCCCATTCTGGTATTCCACTACCTGTTTTACCCCAAAATAATTCTAACATTGGTATGAAAACGGGATATACTAAAGATTTAGATATATTTTTAAAAATACTATCATATATACGACTGTACAACATATCAGCTGGTTCATACGCACCAAGCGTTCTTCTTTGTATCCATCGTCCTTTTTGCATGCTCACATAAATTATAGTTTTTTTAGAATTAATACTATCCTTTGGCCCTGTATAACCGAATTCGGTTTTACCATTTTGTAGCCTCTTCTTACTATACATGTTATTTGCCAATTCAACTCCAATATCAAATGCTGTATCTGAACCACCGTAGATAAGAACACGTTTATTAAGACACAGATTCTTTATTTGATCATCATATTCAACCGCATGATATATTTTACCTTGAAAATAGGATGTGTTTATATCTGGATAATTTACACATTTTGAATTTTGTCCAGTACAAATAGCAATATTCTTAGATACCAATTGAACTTGTTTATTTGAGTTTTTGTATCCAATATGCCAAAGTCCATCTTTTTTACTCATATGTGTAACTTCACTATTTAGGGATATATGACGTTCTAGATCAAAATGTTTAACATAATTCCTCATGTATTCAATTACAAGTGTATGATGTGGAAACTCCGGATATGATTCTGGCATAGGGAAATCTGTCATTGATAGATAATACTTCGATGTAACAGAATATGTGTTGGCATATACAGACGGTGTGTTGTTGATATTCCATACTCCACCATAGTCATTGCTTTTTTCTAAAATGATTGTCCTTAGATTTTCTTCAAGACAATGTTTCAGTGTACATATTCCTCCCCAGCCTCCACCTATAATTATGACATCTAGTATGTCCATCCTACTAAAACAATCAAAAAAATTAGAAGCATAGATCCTACGCGTTCTAGGTCCTAAAACGGTAACGATGTAACTAAGAAGAATGAGCGGCCCAACCATTCGTATTGGCGAATCAGTTTCCTTCCCCGATGTTACGGCCGTGAATGACATAGGCCCTACCATTGAGATTGGAAATATGAATGATTTTGACTTAGGATTACTTGGAAATCAACGCAAAATGTCGCAAACGCAGGCCCGCCCCGCAAGTCCTGGAGGTGGGATGTCCGAACTTCGTGAAGTTGATAATATTGAATTTGTAAGTCTCGATGAGGGTGGTGTTTCCTTTGATGTGAAGCCTACGCCATCCACAGGCGATACCATTAAGATAGTACGTGACAACGCATCGCCACCGAAGTCTGAAATGAGCCTAAACTTCAATCAACAACCTGCCGCTGCTCCTACACCTGCTGCTACTCCAGCTCCAGCTCCAGCGACGCAAACCTGGTTCGGCTTTGGTAAGCCCGCAGCTACAGAAGCAACACCCGCATCCAATGGGTGGTTTGGCGGATCCACAGCGAAGACAGAAGAGCCTATTGCTACTTACTTATCGCCAGAGCAGGAGGCCATCAAGAAGTCAGAAGCGTTGACTATGCTGGAGCGTATGGATCGTAAGGGTGTAGGTGGTACAAAGATGACGGTCGCAAACAGCTTAGATGAGATCAATGCCGAGGTCGCTCGCCGCAAGGACTCCAAGGGTCTTGAGGCCAGTCTACGGTTTCAGCGATCCATGATGACAACTGTTACAAGTGGTATGGAGTTCCTGAATAATCGGTACGATCCTGTCGGTGTGAAGCTCGATGGGTGGAGCGAGTCGATCAACGAGAACATTGAGGATTATGATGAGATCTTTGAGGAACTGTATGACAAATACAAGGACCGTACCAAGGTAGCTCCAGAGGTTCGTCTTATTATGTCTCTCGGATTGTCCGCTGCTATGTGCCATTTGACCAATACTATGTTCAAGTCCAATATGCCAGGCATGGACGACATCTTGCGTAAGAATCCTGATCTGGCTCGCCAGATGGCTCGTGCCGCGGCCGAGCAGGCTGTGGGTCCTGGCTTTGCCAACTTTATGAGTATGGGTAATCCTGGTGGCTCTGGGCCCAGTCGCCCCATGCCACCTCCTGGTCCTAGGCCTCAGCAGTCGCCGATGAGACAGCAGGAAGAAGAGGATCAGCGACCCATGTTTATGCCTCCAATGGGCAGTGGTATTGGAGCTCCCATTGAAACAAACGATCCTCGCGGTAATGTACAGATGGGACAACCGCCTGTAACAATCCGTCGTGAGATGACGGGTCCTAAGGGAGTAGATGTATCGGATATCTTACAGACCTTAGAGCGTAACGGCATGCCAACTCCAAATCGCACTGTTCCTGATCAGGATGATCAGGGCAGTGTGGTAAGTGGTTTAACAACAAATACAGAGCGTCGTTCAGGTATCCGTCGTCCCCGTAGAATTCCAGTACAGCCTACAGGTGCTACGTTAAATTTGAACTTTTAGACCTGTGGGCCTTAGATGCTTCCTAGATTAAGACCCCTATAGGGGTCTCAACTTATGGAACCGTCTAGGACACACAGGGCACGCGTGGCCAACATTTTTCAGTTGAGAAACCGTAGGTTCTTCAACTAAAAATTCAATAACTTTACGACTGGAGTTTATCCAAATTCTTCATATACGTTTCCTTTTGTTTATCCAGATCGTGTCCACACCAACTTGGTATCATACAGTATGGACTATTTTCGTTGGCAACAACCCAAATAAAGAAGAAGAAAATCACTGTAAGCCAGAACGCAGCCACCACATTACGTGTTGCCATAAAGATCACTGTAAAGAAAATTAAAGGACGTATCCATGGTGCTTGTAAAACAGCTTCTTGCTTCTTTGTGAGTTCCAGTGATAAGAAACGACCACCCAAGTTGAGTAACAGCATAAATATACCAATTAAATATGGATTTGTGTTCATGGTCACAACAGCCATGGTAAAAGGATCGCCTGCCGTCTGGCTTAGCACAGCCACTGGCGCCGGCACTGGGGCTGGCCCAGTGTTAGGCATTTCGGCCACTGTAATATTTGGCGACGGAGCTGTACTACTTACAGGTGTCATCCATTGTCCTGCTTTCATTTGTTTCTTAGGGGGCTTGGATCCCATCTTAACATGGCTAGAGTTTTAAACTGCTTAACAAATGAATATCTGCGATCCAGAAAAACACAATCATTAATGCGATCGCAGCTAGACTTGGATTTTGAGCGGCGACCAGTGTTACAAACAGTCCTGCTAAGAACCGCAGAAACGGATGTCTAGAGGCCGCATGAAATGACTCACTATAATGCTTGTCAAAGTCTAGGCTAAAATACACGAGTACTCCTACAAATAGTAAGGCTGCTCCTGTTTCATAATCCATACCGGGTCTATCTTATTCAGGTACATGATTTATGTACTGCCACCACTTGTGCTACCCTGAGCCGAAGGTCCTTCCACCGGATAGGTATTCACGTCCTTTTCTTGTATCGCTAACGGACGCTCTTTCATTACCTTTTCAACAAACCAACGCTTTCCATTGGTAACCCAGTCCGTATTGCTTGATCCGTTAAGGAACCCTTCCTTATTTTGAGCCACAGTTGTGGCCCAGGCACTGAGCAAAAGAAAGAAGATCGCAAACGTAGCAGGAGGAAACCCTAATTGAAAGGTTGCGATCGCGGAAAGAGAAATCAGAAAGAACCCTACTGGACCTACAACAGACGCACGAACGGCAGGATTCCACCTATCGGCTACGGCTCCTGCGAAGACAATCAGACCTGTAAAGATCCACTTGCTGGCGATGGGAGGACTAAACACAATGGCTCCACCGGGAGTGGATTGTGGGAAACTCATACTACTGTAAAGGACTACGATAGTTATCCATTAAGGTTCGTACATCCAAATTTTTGCGAAATGGCATATTATCGCCATAGAAACGTGTTCCAAAATCTTGTGCGAATCGGATTCCTTTGGTAAAGTCGTTTCGCATATAACGAAGTAGTGTTTGATGGGCAGTTACAGCCTCCGCATCGGTAGGAACAGGTTCATTCGCTTTCTGTAACTTGGCTATGCTTGCATCATCTAACATCACTTGATTATCAAAGGCTTCATTAATCTTTGAATTTGTAGACTTTAGCCGATCCATCCATCCATAAGCTGTTAAGACAACTGCGACAGTAAATAAGGCTATAGAAATCAATTGAACCGATTTCATACTCTTAAAATGTAGATATATTTTGGCAAAGTTAATTTGCCCTCAAAAGACTAGGAAGGAGCATGAGCTCATTAGAAGAAGCATTTGGAAGTTGGGGTCAAGAACCCCGGAACGACATGAAAAAGCGTAAGAAGCGTCGTGCTATGCTACCACCTGAGCCCTTAGTGATTGAGCCGGATCGCCCCGCACATCGTCCATTGCCTCCCGCCGAATTACTGGGTGGTGGTCCCTCAGAAAACACGGAATCCACAAGTATTTCTGAAATGCTGAATGCCGCTGAGTCGGCTGATTACTTTCCTCATCCCTCGACCGATATGAAGGATGAGAATGTGTACCGTTTAGAGCCGGACTGGGCGAAGGCCTTCAATGATGACAGCGCTCCCGCATGGATTAAAGATCGTATGCCCCAGCGACAGGCGGAAACACCACTTGTACCTAGTCCCTGGCTTGATGGGGCCAACACCCTATGGCAGAAAATCCCAGACAGCATGGGAAAGCAGCCTGGATTGCGTGCAGCCGAAGAAGCATCCGTAGATCGTCTGGATGATCTACAAAAGAAGCTTGATCAAATGTTTAGGAAACTGAACGATTTGGAAACAACCCGTTCGGAATCAAATCATATTGAGATTATACTGTTTGTTCTCGGTGGCATCTTCTTGTTACTTCTCCTAGATATACTGGTGAAACAAGGAACACATGCCGCGGCTTATATTGGTTCTGTTGGAGGAAGTATAGCAACCACAGGTGGTATGTTGGCGTTCAGTGGAGGAATGCCTTACGGATAGCGTAGACACTAATTTTTTAGACAACCGCAGAGTTGGGGTGTAAAACGCCGCCTATGTGCGATCTCTTGTAATTCGGCATCCATTGCCTTATCTAACTTTGTATATGTATCTCGCATTTTTATACAAAATTTAATCCTCTCTCTATACTCTTTGGTAAGTTCATCATATTTTAACTGCTTCTTAGCTATTAGCACTGTATCATTGGCTTCCTTAGCGATTAGTAATTCCTCCTCCACTGATGAACGATCATTTACAATATCTTTCAGTATATTGAGTGCCGTAGTTTCTTGGTTCATTATTGTCTTTACTTCTGCGAATACGTTTGTATTGTATAACGTTGGCAATGTAAATCGTATAAGTTCTGGTAAAACAAATTGGTTTGACTCCTTAATTTCCTGAACCTCTTTTTCCGTTTTATCGATCAACTCTACGATCTTGGTTTGATCCATCGCTCCAAACAATACTCGTCCTGAACTGAAGATTAGTCCCGATTGTAATTTATCAAACTTGTATGCGGAAGTTCGATGAGCCTCCGCACGAGCATCTAGTTTTAAATAACTAATGACGGCTAAAAGAAAGGCATTAAACCCGTTCAGACAACTGACAATAGTTGAGCCGTAGGCCATATCTTTCAGCACAAGGCTAAGAATGGTACAGGCCGCAGTGTTGAAAATAGCTGGAAGCATCAAAAAATTAAGCCGTTGTTCACATAAGGTTTTTGCTTCTGTATAGAGAAACTTCTGGCCTTTGAGATACACTGCGATCATATCCAAAATAGCACTATTGTTTTGTTCATCTCCGATATAGGTTTTATGAAAGTCGTTTTCGACTTGTTTGAACTGTAAAGCCTTTTTGGTTGTCTTATCAGGCGGAGCTACATCATTGTCTACAGGAATAAGAGCAAGAGCAGCAGGAGCAGTAGTAGGCACTACGACATCTGACATTCTAGTACGATTATATAAAAAACTTTTTCTATACAAACATACTAGATATGGATTGGTTTATGAAATCAATTGGATCTGTGGCCGCAGCGTTCAAGGCTAATGCTCCAGAAGGAAAACCCATGAATTTATCCGGAGCCGAAAAACCTAGTACAAAGTTAATACAAAAGGAGGAAATAACATTACCACAAGACACCATCCCCGTTACTACGACTGCGGCACCAACGAGTCAACCAAAATTATTATTACGTATTCAACCACTACGGATCAAGGCACCTGAAAATGATAAAGAGGAAAGTATTTTCTAAACAAAACTTACATGCTTTTCCGACAATTGTCCAGGAAGACGAGGGGGTGCCTGAACCGCCCCAGAATACAACGACGCCGCCACATTTGGATGTGACGACGTCGCTGGCTTCACGTCCATAGGAGGCTGAAACTCAATCGTTTTCTTTAATGGTGTCTTTCGCTTTTGAATATCTGTAGCCGCTGCGGGCTTAATAGCTGCCGCAGGACTTCGCACCGACGGCTCCGTAGTGCCTTGTACTACCGCATTACGAACCGTATTCAATACGATACTCCATGGACTATCGTTTTGCTTATACCGTTCATCGTGTAGTTTCCAATGAATGTACAATAAGTTTGGATGTGTATAGTTTACGGAATACCCTGCGTTTCTAAGATTCCATACAATGTATAAGACCGCATCACCAATATCAAATCGTGGCGTACCAGGAATGAACTCAGGAATGACATACATAAGTGATCGTTCGTTACCGGGTATTCGTGATACTGCTTTTACTTTCGTATAAATTTGGGAAAGAACCATGTTATAGATACGAATACGAGTGGCGTCGCGTTTTGCCTCTTCTTTGTAAAGTGATGACTGATTGAGTACTGGTGTAACAAGCGACTCTGACATGTTTTACCTTGCTATACAATAAGTATTTTTGTACCTAGCGGTGACCGCAACACAGGTCTAAAATATACAACAACTACTTTAAGTAAATATGCTACCGAAGACATTAGTCTTTTCTGGTGGAGGAACACGCTGTCTAGTGTTTCTTCCTGCGTTGATTGAACTTCAAAAACGGGGGCATCTTTCACGTGTAAAGGATGTATGGGGCACAAGTGCCGGTTCTTTACTTGGAAGTTTGTATGCTCTAAGTCACGATGCTCAAAAAGTTTATGATGCCATGTACAAGGCAGATTTTACTAAATTTCGTGATATTGATGTGACAAATATCTTTAACATAATGACAACGTGGGGTCTTGATGATGGAAAATCATTAGTTGGTATGATTGAAGATCTTCTAGAACAAGTGGAGCCTGGTTCAAAAACCAAAACTATGTCTGAACTTCCTACAATGAATATAATAGTTAGTGATTTAACTCTTCGTGAAACAGTGGTTGTAAATGCGACTACGTTTCCTAAACTACGGCTAGCAGAAGCTATACGAGCCAGTATGTCGTTCCCATTTTTCTTACGGCCTTACATTACGGAAACTAAACATATCTGGATTGATGGAGGATTGATTCATAATTTTCCTTGGCATTTGCTTCCTAACGATCAGGCCCGTGCCGAAGCACTTGGATTTGCCTTTTTACGCAAGGATGACGGAGTCATTCAGAGTTTAACACAATACATCTTTGCGATCATTAATTTTAATAAACGTAAACATGCGTATCAACTGTCAAATGTGATTATGTTTCCTATACCAGCCTATCCATTATACTACATTAAGTTTAATGATGAAGATTATGTCATGATAGAGAACATAAGCTTGACAACTGTAAGTGCCTGGTTGTCTACTTACGATTTAGGGCGTCTTCCAGGAACGTCTGAAATCCCTGAGCAGTCCGCTGGCCAGAATACTCCTTCACTAACTTCCCCTGTGAGTCATACAATTGGATCGTCGGATACCCAGATACCTTGCCACGAACGAGTTCAGGGTTCTTCTCCGCCTCAATCGCTTTACAGGCAACTGTCTTACCGCCGATGGTCTGTGTAGCACCCAACTTATTAAACTCGGGTAGTGTTGTGTGGCAGTGTGGGCACCAGTCCACGTAGTACATCTCAAAGTTATAGGGTGCCGCTGTAATCATTTTGCTGCCTATGCCGTTATTCTCAAAGCCTTCCATGCGGCGGCTACGAGCCCAGACAAAAATGAGCACTACACCCGTTAAGAAAAGCAGGTAAGGTAAATACGATTGTTTAAAGAAGGTTGCCATCTAACGTACTAGGAGAAAATGTATATCCGTGGAAACGTAATCGCACCCTATATTCATCGTCCAGATGGAGACGTATCATGGACATCCGCAGATTATATTAGAGCCGAAATCTACGAGGCTCGCTATGCCGCCCAGAATGTACCAGAGACAGAACGTAAGAAGTATGTTCTTTGTGCCGTTATGCTACGCAAATTTCCGGGAACTGTTTATCCCGATGAGATTATGGAATGGCTACGTTCCCACAACGCAAACTAATTGGTTGAACTGTGTAGATGGCTAACTTTATGTCTACGTTTTTTAGATTTTATGAACATAATGAGGACTCTGAAGAAGTACAATGGAGTGTATCAGCAGGTCAGATAGAAAAGGATATACGACATTATCGTATTTATTACGAAGGTAGTAAAAAATATGATATTGAATTAACGATATCCACTGATAAGGATTATGACGACGATGTTCGTAGGTTTGTTTTAGAAATCGCAGAAATCGTTTTACAAACACGGATAGTGCGTTCGTTTGTAAACGCGGTCAAACTTCTCTGTGCCACGGACCCTTTTTTACAGAAATCCCCCTGTAAGCTTGTAGATTGATTTGCGGCGAACTTTGAGTGTACTGCGTGCGTTTTTCTTCGAGGTTCTACACGTCTTTACTTTGACCTTTTGCTTCCCACAATTGCTGCTAAATGTATTTAATTCACGACATACCTGATGATAATTGGTATGTGGTGTGTCATGTTTGAGTTGAGCACAGATGTGCTTCTCGGCCTTATAGAGCCATCGCGTAAGATCGCCGCGGCCGTTCTTTGTATTTGGGCGTTTGGGTAATGTGCTCCACGCCGTACGCCAACGTGCGTAAGGCAAAACGTCCGGTAGCGAGGACCACCATGCTTCCAAATACGGTATACGTTCCTCACGGGTCATGGTCCCCCAACGATTACGCAGTTCTGGAGTGGCCGGATCTGGTGGTGCGTCAGGCATGGGTGAGCTAATAACAGAAGGACAAGGAGTTGTATAGGCTACGCTATATAAAAAGTCCCAGCCTGTCATTGTATTTTCAGTACAGGATTCTTTGAGCATAGTCTGATAGTGTTGCTTTATGCTAGACCAGTGTGGATCGTTTGCTAGAAGGATTTTTTGCTCTCGTAACTTACCGTTCACACGATTGTGAATTCTATACAACCATTTAGCGTACTCCTGTTTTTTTGTTGGTACTGGATCGTTCGCATAATAATCGCTAAGACTGGCACGACAGTACTTACAAGGCAAAACATAAGGAAGATTGATAAAGAATGTATGTAAGGATTCCTTATTCATATCTTCTGCCTGGAAGGCGATCATATGAAGTAGACGCCAGCCGCTTGGACCCCAGAACCGTGTGTCCATCCTTACTTAGGTAACACAATATGTTCACGCAGATATAATAATAAAAAACTAAAGACAGACAGTAGTATATATACACTGAAGCGTGCTATCCACGTTGTAAATAGATGGTCCAACAATAGACTTATGCTGCCCCATAGTCCAATCCACAAGAATACTGTTAACACAGTTTCTTCAAGAAATCGTTGCGGGAAATTTTCCAGCATACTTTTATAGTATTCAGTGATTTAAAAACCAAACGTGTTTGTGCTGGCCAGCATAGGACGTACTGGTGTACCAGGTTCGTACGACGCCTTACACTTGATATCGGGTTGCGGGCAAGGGGCACACTGTGCCGCAGGGCAGGCCGGGCATGCCTTGGGCTCAGGGCACTGTACAACGGGGCAGCGAGGACGCGGGCAGGGAGGACACTCGCCAATCTTACATGGCTTGGAGCATGTGCTAATACAGGGCGGGCAGTTGGGAACCGATGTTTTGAGTACATATTTTGACATGTCGGGTTGAGGCGGGCATTCCGTCTTCAGCATATACTTGCTCATTTCAGGCATGGGTGGACATGGAGGAACGGTAGCCTTTAATACCCACTTGCTGGCATCAGGTTCCATACACGGTGGGCATGACGCTCCTCCTGCGGCAGGGGGAGTAGGACGTGGCTTTGGGCATCCGCAAGGATTAGGTTTATTACATACATTACATTCATCCTCGTCGTAGTTATCAAATCCTTCTGTACGACGACGTGATCCAATTAGAAATCCAAAAAGTAACGCGAAAACTAGGGACGCAACCAATAGGGGTAGATCTAACTTCATCCTAGCAACTCTAACTGTTTAGGTGAAATTTATGCCATAGTGCCTTTGAATTTAGCTGTGGGGTCATAGGTTGGGCAACCAAACATTGCCGGGTACCATCCTCCCCATGTATCACCTAAGCGATTACACACCATGTTATAATTGCCCTTCCAACTGTAACTAGGACCCACTTCATTTGGATTTGCTATACAACCAAAGTTCTTTGTATCGCCTAGGTTCGCACTCTGTATTTGCTTACAAAGATCTAGACTACGTTTCTGCCAATCAGGACCACCTACAGCCGCAGGATCAAACGAACCACCACTACCACGATGTTTAATACTCTCATCATTCATGATAAATCCAGGACGCACGTAAACATCAGGACTGAGTTCGCCGTTAGGAAAGGATCCACGTGTAGGGCCCATACCCTTACCCTGTGCGGTCGCCAAATTATCCTCTGAAGGAACATCGGGTGTGCTTACATCGATTGTAGTCTCGTCTGACGCCTTTGTGTACTTTGTAGGAAACCGATCCTGTGAAGCTTTTCCTGTTTTACTACGAGTTTGAACCAGTTGTTGTAGAATGCCAAGTTCCTTCATAAACGCTTCACTGAGACTATCGGGCAATGGTGTTTCACTAGTTGCCAACTGTGTTAGTCGGTTCTCAATAGCTTCCAAACGTTGTATAACACGATCTTGTGCTGCGAGCTCGGGATCATAGGAAACATTCATTTGGAGGCCCCACTTGAGGTACTGAGCATTCTTGAGAAGTTGCTGGAGCTGCGGATTTTGTAGCCCAGGCAATTGATCTTCTACTGTGTTCTTCACAGGTTGTTGTGCTGTAGATTTTTGGACACCACTTGGTAATTGTAAATTTGGTAAGGGTCCAGACCGATTGGTATCTAGGGCCGTCATGAAATTTTCGGCATCATCCTTTGTTATAGGTACATCCGTGATCGATAAGGTTCCTGCCTGTATACGTGTTATCATATCTGTAAGATCGCCTGCCAGACTTTCGAGTTGGTTTTGTTTAGCCATCATAGTAGGTGCTCGTGAACGTAGATTGGCCAACTTTAGACTTTCCTTATTAATGCGATCACGTAACGAGATCAAGTCCTGTAGACCAATCTGTGATGGAGGTGTTGCGACCAGTGTAGGCTGCGGCATACTATCAATATAAGCAACGTTATCTCCACCCATATTTTGAGCAGGTACAGTACTTGCGGCTCCGCGAATAACCATTGCCGAGGATAAACTCTTAGTTAGAGACACTAATGATTCTCTTAGCATTGTGATTGTTTCCAGAGTCATACCCGTTAATTCAGGATTAGAATAGGCAGATTTTAGTTGGTTTTCAAAAGCAGGGACATGTGCCTGGTATTGTTGAATACGTGCTACTAAATCAGAACTTAAGTCTGTTGTTGTAGGATCCTTCTGTGCGAGCAAGAGTTTGAATGTTTGTAAGGCATCACTAGTTGCTTCTACATCCTTGGGGGCTGCTAGTGCGACCTGTGGATTGCTAGACGTAGCACCACCCACATCCGCAGGAATACTACTTGTTTGTGCTGCGGCTGGTACCTCACCATCTGTAGGATTGTAGTTTGATCCGGCAAGTGTTGGCATATTTGAGCCACTTAGATCGACGGATGTCATGACGGGATCTACTGCCTCGTTAGCAAAACCTTCTGATTTTTTATAACGGATCATAAATAATGAAAGTAGTGCGATTGCCGCTAGTAAAGTAGCCGCAACCGCCAAAAAGAAATGTAAACGTTTCATTTACTCCTAAGGCGTAAACAGAAATTTATCCTAATTTACAAGACCAGCAGGGAATACTATCCTTACGAATGTATGGTCTCATATCGGGACACTGTACCTGTGGTGGACATTTGGGGGGCGGCGGGCATTTGGGCGGTGGAGGGCATTTCTTCGGAACTTCAATGTATTTAATACGAGGTGCCACAGGTGCCTCCTCAGCTTCCTTTACAAACATCGTAATAGGCGAGACTGTCGTTTTCTTTACTGTTTTAACCGGGGCAGTTGGTATATTCACAGCAGCCGTTGAAATGGATTGCTTAAACGCCGCTCCTTGATCTAACACTGTACTTGCTACTGGTAACGGATTGGGTGTAGCAGGAGTGCTACTAGCTGTAGTAGCTCCATCGGGAGTTGTTGTGGTTCCACTTGTTTTAATCACAGGCGGTGTGGCAGTAGGACTTGGTAACTTATCAAAATCGGGTGTGTCTACAAGTTGTGGTTGAAGTATATCCTTTAACTGTTTTAGGTATGCTGTAGGATCTTCCATGGGTGTATCCTCAAATCCCTCGTAATTACGGTTGTAAAAAAATACTGGTGAAAAATATAGTGCTAGACCCAGAAAAAACAAGGTGATCCATAGCAATAGTTTGTACATCCTTAGAAAGGTTTACGAAAAAATGAACCATTCCTTGTGATTTTGAATTGTAGTTAAGAATGTATAAACTTCGCTATAAAGATGATGATACAGTGGAAGTAGGATTAGACGAGGCTGGACGCGGATGTCTGTTCGGACGGCTTTACGTGGGAGCGGTTGTCTTTAGCAACGATACAGATGATATGTTTGATCATGGTGTGGAACTCAAAAAGATAAAAGACTCTAAACTTCTTACAAAGCGTAATCGTGCTATCTTATATGATTATGTTCAAGAATGTGCTCTTGATAAGACAGTCGCGTATGCGGATGTAGATGAAATTGACCGCTTGAATATCTTACAGGCCGATATCGCAACCATGCATCGTGCTTTAGATAACTTGATAGTACCAGTTCAACGTGTTCTTGTAGACGGAGATTACTGGAAGCCGTATCAAGATACGGAGGGTTATGCGATTGTCGATGGCGATGCTCAGTACCTGGCGATCGCGGCGGCGGGTATTCTAGCGAAAGTATCACGTGACCGTTGGGTGGAATCGGTTGTAGCTGTTCATCCTGAATGGGATACTATGTATGGCCTAAGTACAAACATGGGATATGGTACGGAGAAGCACATGAAAGGTCTTGAACAGTATGGAGCTACGTCGGAGCACAGACGCACGTTCGCACCTGTACGAAAGGCTTTGGGATTACCGTTGAAGGAAAAGTCCGTCAAAGGAAAGACATGGATTGGCACATCAGAGTGATACCTTAATTAGTTGCGGTTCTTACGGCTGCCCTTGCGGTTCTTGCGGTTCTTGCGATCCTTACGCGAGACCTTGCGGTTCTTGCGCATAAGACCCATGCGGTTCTTACGGCTGCCCTTGCGGTTCTTGCGGTTCAAACGGTTCTTGCGGTTCTTACGGCTGCCCTTGCGATTCTTGCGGTTCAAACGGTTCTTGCGTGTGTAACGCTTGCCACCTAACTGGTTGTTATTATTGTTATTATTATTGTTATTATTGTTATTGGTATTGGGATTGTTGTTTTGAAGGGGTGCTAGATTGGCTAAGTTTTCAAAGAAGCCACCAAACATTGTGCGACGGTTCTTTCGTGTTTCCTTACGGTTTGGCATTCTATAACTAGACGTGTGAAAATAAACGCATAAAAAAATGACCACGTGTTGAACCAGTAGATCTAGTAACTTAAATGTTAAACGTTCTTTTCTTTGATACGGAGACAAATGGTCTACCTACAGATCGGAGAGCCCTCACATCCGATGTGGCCAAGTGGCCCCATATTTTACAGATTAGTTGGACTCTGAAATCGTATACGGAAACATCTTCAAAGACGATTGAGACTCAAACCCACTATCTACGTCTTCCACCAAATGTACCGTGGAATGATGAATCCGCAAAGTTCCATATGATCGACAAGGCTGCGATAGCCGCAGGTCTTGATCCTCGGGAGGTACTCCTAGAATTTATGAATGTAGCTAAGCGAGCACATGTATTGGTCGCTCACAATCTAGCCTTTGATAAACCAGTCTTGCGTGCCGCATGTTACAGGCTAAATCCTAGTGAAAACTTTTCCTGGTGGCCAACCCTTGAGTACTGTACTATGGAAAGCACAAAGGTAATGTGTAAGTTGCCATCAAAGTTTGCTAGACCTGGAGATCCCTGGAAGTATCCGCGTCTACCTGAACTCTACTCACATCTGTTTGGAACCGAAGTGAGTGGTGTTGTTCTTCATACGGCTGAAGGAGATACCGCTGTACTTATTCAGTGCTTTGATGAACTTGTACTACGGCGTGTAGTTCCCTTCCGTTTGTGGTTTGCTAACTTGAGGGTACGTCTTCTACGGGCAGAAAAGACCGACTGAAAGAACGCCGCATCATCGGCATATTGATTCGCCATAGCTGTTTTTCCTACGAAATGTCCTCCTTGCGTATCAATATTCACATAGATACCGGGCCATCCTTTTTCTCTCAAAGTCGCCGCCCATTTGAGTGACTCATACGTAGCAACTTGAGTATCGTTGAGTGCCGTTTTTAAGAGGATTGTTGGTGGGTTCGGTGGTGGTGTACATGTAATATCAATAGGACTTATACGTAAGAGTGCTTGATAGTCTGCCTTTGCGTGGAGCGGATCACCAAACTCGTTATATTCTAGTTGCGTTAAAGGAAGTTCAGGATTACTAGTTGTGCGTAGCACATCCACATAGGGAACTTCTGCGATGACACCACGTACGAGTGTTGGATACTGTAAGGCCATCATAGCAGCGACCCATCCACCCGCACTTCGCCCATAGAAGATTGTCTTTTGCGGTGGTATATGGAGTCTGTTCTGTATCGCTTCAATGGCAGTAGCTGTATCTTCAAATGTTCTATGCTTTCGTACTGCGGTACGAGCTTCGTCCCACCAATGGTCGCCATCGTCACGACCACCGCGAGGCATCGCTACAGCAAACGCATACCCCTTTTCTATCCACGGTAACCACCGCAAAGGATAGGATCGTTGAGACTCGATACCATAGGCTCCGTAGGCGGACACGATAAGTTTTTTAGGTTTACCCTTATAGACAATTGTGTATGGAATAGTTTGAACTGTCCCCTCCATATGGTCTAGCGTAAGAAGATTCGGCATCTTTAACGTCACTGTGTTGGTAAGAAGATCAACTACTTCTGATGGTTTCCAGTGAT